TCCCCGGCCTTCGCCACGCTGAAGGCGGAGTGCCTCGCCGACTTCACCTGCAGCGCCGAAAACGCCCGCGATAAACTGCTGCAGGCGCTGGCGGCGGGTACCACCCCGAGCGCCGGGCCGGGGGCCATTCACCTCCACGCCGGCAACGGTAATCTGGTCGGTGACTCCATCCGCGCGGCTATCATGACCCGTGCGGGTTACGCGCAAGCTGAGAAAGATAACGCCTACAACGGCTACACCCTGCGCGAGCTGGCGCGTGCCTCACTGGTGGATCGTGGAATCGGCATTTCCGGTCACGCGGCGCCGCTGGCGATGGTCGGCCTGGCGTTCACCCACAGCAGCAGCGATTTCGGCAATATCCTGATGGACGTGGCCCATAAAGCTGCGCTATTGGGCTGGGATGAAGCCAGTGAAACCTTTGACCAGTGGACCCGCAAGGGCACGCTGACCGATTTCAAAACCGCGCACCGCGCCGGCCTGGAATCCTTCCCGACCCTGCGAAAGGTACGTGCCGGGGCGGAATATAAGTATGTCACGCTGAAAGATCGCGGTGAGCCGATTGCCCTGGCGACCTACGGCGAATTGTTCAGCCTTGACCGCCAGACCATTATTAACGATGACATGGATATGCTGACGCGTATCCCGATGGCGATGGGTAGCGCGGCGCGTGCCACCATCGGCGATCTGGTGTGGGCGGTGCTGACCAGCAATCCGAAAATGTCGGACGGTAAGCCGCTGTTCCACGCCGACCACGGCAACCTGATTGAAGCCGATCTGAGTATTGATGGTCTGGACAATGGTCGTAAGGCTATGAAGTTACAGAAATCAGGAGATCGACACCTCAATATCCGTCCCGAGTTTGTGCTTACGCCAGTGGCAATTGAGTCGCGTGCGAATCAGTTGATCAAGTCCGCCAGCGTGCCAGGCGCTGATGCCAATAGTGGTATTGATAACCCGATCCGGAACTTCGCCACGGTACTTTCAGAGGCGCGACTGGATGACAGCAGCCCGACGGATTATTACCTGGCGGCAGCGAAGGGTCGCGACACCATTGAGGTCGCGTATCTGGACGGTATTGATACGCCATACCTTGAGCAGCAGCAGGGCTTTACCGTTGACGGTGCTGCATTCAAGGTGCGCATCGATGCCGGGGTGGCCCCGCTTGACTGGCGCGGTATGGTTAAAGTCACCAAAAAATAATGACCGTCATCTGACGGTTTTTTTTATTACGGAGCGGCGCGTGCTGCTCCTTTTTATTTGTGGAGATAAAAATGGCGAAAAATTATCAGCAGGACGGCAACACCCTGGATTTTCAGAATACGGGCGCGACCGACATCCATTCTGGGGACGCCGTGCTTTCGGGCATGCTGGTGGGCGTCGCTCACGATGACATCCCGGCAGGGCTGTGGGGCGTGCTCCACACCTCAGGCGTGTTCGTTCTGCCTAAGGCGGCGGAGGCGGTCACTCTCGGCCAGAAGCTCTATCTGGCAGACGGCAAACTTACAGCGGAAGCAGGGGAGGCGGCGGCACCGAATCCTCTGGCAGGTACGGCCTGGGCAGCTGCAGAGGTGGATGCCGAATCTGTTCCGGTCCGGCTTGGTTTCTGATGAACCGCTTTCGTCAACGCCTGTTAAACGCGGATGCCCGGATCTCACGGGCATTTGCCGAAGAGGTGCCTGCCGTCCTGTCCATCGACGCCGAGTTGCGTCCTGTTACCGTCATTTTCGAGACGCCTGATGCCCCGGTTGACGTGTCCGGCGGGGGGCAAATTCAGGATCGTTCTCCGGCCTTCAGCGCGATGACCGACGATATCGTGGGGCTTGAGAAGCACCACGGCGTGGAGATCAACGGTACGGCCTATCGTGTGACGCACGTCGGGGCTGATGAAGAAGGCCGTACCCGCGTCACGCTGGCGTATGGCGCACCGGGTAAGGTGCAGCCGGATATCAATAAGTGGAGCTGACATGGCGCGTGAGTCCAGACTGCGGCGGGATTTGCCCGTCGATATCGATGTGGATGCCATCTGGCGGATAGCGGAGCACATCGGTGCCACCCATAAACAGTTTCGGGCGGCCTACTCCCGCGCCCTGAAACGCACCGCCGCCACCTTGCGTAAAAAAGCGATGGCGGACCTGAAAGACGGGCTGGCGCCGCGCAGCCTGGATCTGGTGCGCCGGCGTCTGCTTTCATTTCGTCTCGATCGCGCTTCTCAGTCAAAGCTGGATAATTTTCGTCTCTGGTTTGGCCTGAATGCCATCAAGGTAAAAGACCTGAAAGGCCGGATTAACGGGCGGGTCAGGCCTCACCATACACGGCGGGATAAATCCACCGGGCGGTATATAAAGGCGCGACGCCAGGAAGAAAACGCCGGATTCATCCCAAAGGGCAGCCTGCTTTCCCCGCGCACGTTTGAAAACGGGGAGGTGGCGCGCTCCCGCCGTGAAAACCGGCGGACGGTGGTTATTCGCGATCCGGATACCCGTCGTACCCGCGAGGCGGAAGTTGATATTTATGAGCCGATGCTGAACTACATCGAGGATAACGCCTTTGCTGAGGCGATGGAGATTTTCATGCATCACTTTGAAACCGATCTGCGCGGGCGCGTGAAAGCCCGTATTTCTGTCTGAGGTAAACCATGGCTGAGCCATTGCTGCTGGGGCAGTATCACGATGCCGTCACCGGTGCGCTGAAAAAAATTGACTGGGTGCGAGACGCGGATGCCTATCCGGAAAAAAACGTGCCCCGGTTTACCGGGCTGACCACCCCTGCGGTGTACTTCTCAATTAACGGCTGGGAGCAGGGCGGGGGCAACGAGGGGCAGCTCAACGTAAACCTCTCCTGTGATTTGTTCGTGGTTGTGGATGCGGCCGGCGCGGGCATCAGCAGGCCCGAAATTTTCCTGCGCACGGCGGCCGCAGATATTACCCAGTGGATTGACGGCCAGCAGTTCGGCCTGACGCATCTGGAGCCCGCCGTCTTTATCGATGCGGCACGCGATGAGTTCGATCCGCGCATGGATGACTATCTGGTCTGGCGAATTTCCTTCACCCAGTCTGCCGCCTTTGGCGCCGATCCGTTTGCGCAGCTGACTGCCCCGCTGAAATCGGCGTGGCTCGGCAAGGCGCCGGATATCGGTCGCGCGCACGTGGACGATTACCAGCTGATATACGAGGCCAAACCCGATGAGTGATATCGAGGGCGATTTGCAGCGCCGCCTGGCAAATATCGTCCGGCGCGGAGTTATCCATTCCGTTAAGCATGACGGCATTCCGAAATGCCGTGTCGATCTGGGCGATATCGTTACCACCTGGCTGCCGCTCTGCCAGGGTTTTTCGGGTACGAACCGGGCTGACTCCAATCCGTATGCGGTCGGCGATGCGGTCACGGTGCTGTCGGAGGCGGGCGAGCTGAACAATGGTCGGGTGTTCCCCGGCTGGAATACCGGCGGCCTGCCGGTGCCAGAGGGCAGCGACAGCGAGCATATTACGCGCTACGGCGACGGTACTGAGATCCGATATGACCGTGCCGCGCATGCCCTGACCATCACCCTGGCGGAGGGCGGGTCATACAAAATTATCGGTAAGGGTACGCTTGACGGCCCGGTGGAAATCACCGACACCCTGACCGTTCAGGGGAAAACGCAAATTAATGCCGACACGAGCGTGGCCGGAAATATCGGTGCAACAAAGGAGATTTCAGACGGTACCGGGAAAATGAGCGGGATTAGAGAGACGTTCAACGATCACGATCACCCGGGGGACAGCGGCGGCAAGACAGGAAAAACGAATCAGAAAATGTGACCTGCCGCGGCAGGTTTTTTTATATCTGGAGAAAAAGAATGGCGAATTTACATGGTGTGGAAACGATCGAGCTGACATCCGGTACGGTCGCGGTCACGACGATCCAGACGGCCATTATCGGTCTGGTGGGTACCGCGCCGGATGCCTCGGTGGGTATTCCGGCAGCAGGTACCGTCGGGACGCCAATACTGGATAACGTTGTGGAGTTTTCCGCGATGCTCATCGGCAGGGCGGGCAATGTCGTGGTGGTGGAAGCCGTAGCTGGCGTTCCCGATGCGGAAAATCCCGCTGAGGTGGAGACGACTGCGGTCTGGAACGTGACGGGTTTAACGCTGACCATCACGCTGGGCTGTGATGAAAGCGGCAAGCTGACGGCAACCCCTGCAGACGTTGTTGATGCCGTCGCTGCGGTGGCGGATGTGAAAGTGACGGCTAAGGGTAGCGGCAGCGGTACCGTCACGCCGTTCAGCCTGCAGCTGTCCGGCGGCGAAGATGAGCCGTTCCCGCTGAATACGCCGGTGGCGATCGTGGGTACCACGATGCTGTCCCGACTGGGTGACAAGGGCACGCTCAAACAGGCGCTGACCGAAATCAACGACCAGCGAAATGCACTCACGGTGGTGGTTCGCGTGGCTGAAAACGCTGACGCGCAGAATGCGGAAAAACAGCGGGCAGCGGTGCTGGCGGGGATCGGCGCGCTGTCGTCTGCGAAGTCCGTGACGACCTATCAACCCCGTATCGTGATTGCGCCTGGATTCAGCGAGGATGACGCCGTTGGCAAGGCGCTGGAGACCGTTGCGGGCAAGCTGCGGGCGGTGGCGTATGTTGACTGCGCTGCGGGTGCCTCGCTGCAGGAGGTGGTGCAGCGCCGTCAGTCCTACGGCATGCGCACCGAGCTGCTGCGCCCGCGGGTGCAGGTCAGCAATGCCGACGGCCAGCTGGTCTACCGACCGTATTCTGCTTTCGCAGCGGGGCTGCGCGCCCGCATCGATTTTGAAAAGGGGTGGTGGTGGAGTAAATCCAATCAGGACATCAACAACATCCTCGGCGTGGAGCAGATCGACGAGTTTATTCTGGGCGATGAAAACTGCGACGCCAACCTGCTGAACATGCAGAACGTCTCCACCATCATCCGCCGTGCCGGGTTTAAGCACTGGGGCAACCGCCTGTGTGGAACGGACCCGCAGTGGCGCTTTGAATCGGTCCGCCGTACCGCTGACGTCATCGAGGACAGCATTCAGGAGACGATGCTGGAGTACGTTGATCGCCCCCTGGACCGGGAGAACGCCGACGACATTATCGGCACCATCAACGCCTATATGCGCCAGCTCGTCGGGCTCGGCGCCATTTTTGGCGGGCGTGCCTGGCTGGATGAGGAGTTGAACACTGCAGAAAGCATGGCGGCGGGCGTGCTGTACATCAACTATGACTTCGGTCCGAAATCGCCGACTGAGCTTATCAGCCTGCGCGTCCGGGTGAATAACAACTATGCGCTTGAGGAGATGCTGGCAGCATGAGCGAAAAAAACACGTTACGCGTCTGGACCTTTTTCCGGCAGGGGATCCGCATTCAGGGCGCGCATGAATTTACGCCGCCGACACTGTCCATCGTCAAAACCGATCTGCGCACCGGCGCGCAGGATGCCCCCTCTCCGGTGGATGACGGCATGGAGGCCCTGACCTGCCAGCTGAAATTCTACGGTATCGATACGGACATGCTGACCGCCTTTGGTTTCGTCAGCGGCAGCCGTCCGCGCTTTACGGCCTATCAGGGCTATCTGGCGAACGGTACCGCGCTTGGCACCATCGAGGAGATCGAGGGCTTTGTACAGACCGTCACGCCGGATGCGCGGGGTAAGGACAGCCTGTCCGAAAATGCGGTCACGGTTGATATCGCCGTGAGCTATTACCGCCAGACCAAAGACGGCCGGGAGCTTTTTGTCATCGATACCGAGCGCTTCGCGCGCCGGGTGAATGGTGTGGACGTGCTGTCCGGCCTTGCGGCCAAAGTCCGCCTGTAATTTTAACCAATCTGATAACGGCCTCCGGGCCGTTTTTTTGTGGAGATAAACATGTCTTTTCCTGGTGAAACCCGCGATATCAAACTCTATTCTCCCGTCCCCCTTGAGAACGGCGGACTGCTTGAACAGGTGACGATCCGCGAGCCGCTGGTCCGTGACCGTATTGCCTTTTCCAAGGATCGCGGCAGTGAAGAAGAAAAAGAGGCACGCATGATTGCGCTGCTGTGCAACCTCGGTGAGCAGGATATCTGGCAGCTGACGGCTGCCGATTATGCGCAGCTGCTGGACGCGTTTAATGTTTTTATGCTCCCGCCCGGGGAGCGTCCGAAAGAGGGCTGATGCGGGCGATGCGCTTTCTGGGGCGGCGCCTGCATTTTCCCATGACGGAATACCTGGATATGCCGTTCAGCGTATTTTCTGATTTTCTCACCGATGAAGTGGAGGCGGCAAATCGTGGCCGGACTAAGCCAGAACCTTAAGGCCGTCATTACCTTCGGCGGCAATATTGATAGTTCGTGGAGCCGTTCAGCGAACGGCCTGCAAAAGAGCCTCAAGGACGTCGGTAAGCAGTCCGAAAAACTGACGAAAGACCAGGCGAAGCTGGCGACGGAGATTAAGCGCGCAAAGCTCGCCGGGCAAAGCCTGGGCGATCTTAAACGGCGATACAGCGACGTCTCACGTGAAATTCGTAAAACAGAGTCCGAGCAGCAGAAGCTAAACCAGCAGATGCAAAAGGCACAGCGCCTTGCCGCCTTTAAGGGGGCCGGGAAAGGCCTGTTTCGCCGTGGCCTGGGGATTGCCGGACAGCTGGGCGGCATGGTGGCGCCGGGGCTGGCAATAGGCGGCGGTGGGGTGGTGGCCTCGGCACTGGGCACCCTCATCGCACCGGCAGCGACGAATGAGGAGACGGCCCGGCGCGCCGGCGTGGCAAAAAGCTATGGCGTGGATATCCCCACCTTTGATGCCTGGGACACGCTCGCAAAACAGTACGACATGAACGGGGAGAACATCGGCGATCTCTTTGAGGAATATTTGCATAAGGCGGGAGAATACAAGCAGAACGGTAAACAGGGATCGCTGCAGGATGCGTTTGACACCCTGGGATTTAAGGCCGGCGATTTTGCCGGGCTCAGCGACATGGCGCAGTTTGAGAAAATAGTCGAGCGCGCGCTCAGCCTGCAGGATGAATCGAAAGCGTCGTTTGCACTCGATTCACTATTTGGCGGCGAGGCCAGCAAGCTGCTGATGCTCATGAAACAATCCGGGAAAAGTTATCGTGATCTGATGGACGAGCAGCGCAAATACAACCTCGTCACGAAAGAGGGGGCCGAAGGGGCGATGGAGGGCAACCGCGCCGTCACGAACCTGCGCACCGTCTTCTCCTCGGCTCTGGCAGAAATCTCCGGCCAGCTGGGCAATGAGCTTGCGCCGGACATTCGCCGGCTGACGGACGATATGGCGGAGTGGTTTAAGGGCGGCGGGATAAAGCGGATTGTCAACTTCCTGCGTAATGACCTTTATCCCGGCGTGCTGAACTTCGGGCAGGGGATCGTTTTTGTCGGGAAGGTGGCCTTTGCGCTGGCAAAAAAACTGTCCTGGCTGCTGCCGGATGAGCGAAGCGATCGGCGGGATGTGCTCAAGTCGCTGGCGATGACCGGCTCTGTCGATATCGCCCGTATGACGGCGCAGCGCAACGGGCAGGGTGAATGGTTCGACCAGCAGCTCAGGGAAAAGCCGGATCTGCCTGAGGATGTGAAAAAATCCTGGCGGGATACGCGGGGCTTTATCCGTAACGACGATGACACCTTTAACGCCACCCTCGATAAGTATATGACCCCGGAGAACAGCGGCGGGCTGTTCGAAGCGGATGGGTTAATGAAGCCGGTGCAGCAGCCTGTTACGCCCGGTACCGGCCCGACGGTATGGGATAATTATCCCAGAACGCTGCTGGCGCCATCACCGCCGGAAACATCCCCGCAGGTGATCCCGGGTATAACGGAGCAGGACACACGCCGACAGACTGCCGTACCGGGTACCGATCCGCTTTCCGGTAACGCTGACGTCAGCCGGGGGGATACCCGAGTGGATGATGACGGTCGCTGGGATACGTTGCTGCAAAAACTCGACTCAGCGGAAGCCGCACCCGCGCCGCAGCAGCTGACGGACAACCGCCGATTTGAGTTTCACTATGAAATTCACGGTGCACCGGGACAGGACGAACGGGCGATCGGTGACGAAGTTGTCGACGTAACGAAAACTAACCCCATTTTTAAAGGGGACAGCAGCATGCTGGACGGAGGGCAAATCTGGTGAGTGAAATTATTCCGGTCTTCGAAGACTTCGGGCAGGCAGGGGCCAGCGCGGCGCGTGGAGCACAGGCTGCCCGGGTAATGATGATGCTGGGCGATTTTGCTTTCTCCATCGACACTACGGCGTATAACCAGCTGACCCGCGAGGCCAGCTGGCGATGGAGCGAGCAGGAGCGCATCGGCAAACAGGACCTGCTGCAGTATACCGGCAAGCCGGGGCGAACCGTCCGGCTTGAAGGTGAATCACATGCCTTCTTTCGCAAGGGGGTGGACGCCGTTAACGATCTCTACGATCTCGCCGACCAGAACAAGCCACAGCAGCTGGTCAGCGGCGAAGGGGATGTGCTGGGCTGGTGGGTGGTGATCGACTTCTCCGACACGACAAACCGCTTCCTGCCCGGTGGCGGCCACCGAAATAAAAACTGGACGATGACGCTGAAACATTATGCCGACGACATATCAAACCCGTGACGGCGACGTGCTGGATGCCGTGTGCGCAGCGCGTTACGGCACGGACAACCTGTCCTATACCGTGACGCAGGTACTTGAAGCGAATCCGGGGCTGGCCGACATCGGCGCGGTTTACCCGGCGGGATTGATTATCACGCTGCCGGATCTGGCACCGCCGGTGCAGGACTCAGCTTTCAGCCTGTGGGATTAAAATGACTGAACAGATTGTTAAGCCGGAATACGCGCCGGCGCTGAGCGTCAGCGCGGAGGGTAAAGATATCACCCGCGCGCTGCAGCAGTGCCTGTCCGAGCTGACGCTGACCGATTACGGCGGCGCCACGGCTAAAGCGGATGAGCTGAAAATCTCGCTACTGTCCGAAACGCTTGCGTTACCGACAAAAGGGGCCCGTCTGCGCGTGGCGCTTGGCTTCAACGAGCAGCTGGTGGACAAGGGCTGGTTCGTAGTGTCCGGCGTCAGCAGCAGCGGCCCGCCCCGGCGTATTGAAATTTATGCCACGGCAGCCCCCATGAATGCGCAGAAACAGCCCGGGGATGTGCTGAGCCAGAAGACCCGAAGCTGGGATA